CTGTTGAAAACGTCTCTATTGCATTATCAACCATAAATAAGAATGTAGGTTTTTCTTTAAATCTGTACGTTGTAAAAGCACCAACATCAAATTGATATACAAGTGTATCTAAATCGTTTTCTGCAGCATAATCGCCTTTATCACCATAATTATTATAAAATAATAAATATTTATCTTTATATCTAGTGGCATAGGCTCTTTCACTTATACCATTAAATCTTATTGAAGGTTGTGCCATATCCTCATTAAATCTAGTAAAACTATTTGTAAGAGTTTTGACTTTAACATCAAGTTCTCTAACATTCTCAAAACCTTCAACAAATGTACTTGATTTTAAAGCATATAACCCTCTAGGAGAGGCAAAATATAAAGTGTCTTCTATTGGAACTACTGTGTTGCCTGCGTGACAACCAAGGCTCATATTAACTGGTTGTATAGCAAAATCGTTTTGTCCAAAAGAATTAACCATTTTATATATTCTTTGTTTTGTAAATATAATATAACCTTTTTTAAAATAACATATTTTAGTTATTTTATCTGTTGGTTCTATAGGTAATGACACCCAATTATAGTTTGGTATATAGTTAAAATTATTAATATCACTAAACCAAATAGTATCATCTTTATAGTATACAGCACGATTATACATTTCACATACACCATAATCACCTATGTTTAGTTGTGTTACAGGTTTTGCTTCTTGGTCTACTTGTGCCACATCATAATAGTCATAATAAGGTTCTAAACCTGATATTGGTTGGTCACCACTATCTACTTTAGTAATTTTTATTTCAACTTCTCCATTTGGAACGTCTTGAAATTGTATATCATAAACTTTAAGACCTGTTCTAGTATAAGTGCTATTCACATTTTTAGTAAAAGTAAGGGCTTTATCTCCTTCTTTCATTTCTATAGCAAAATTATCAGTATTACCTGTATAAATAATATTTAACATAAATGACTGTCCTAATGGTAATGAAAGTAAAGGAATGTTATCAGTTGTACATACAAATACACCTTGAATAGTCTCATTACTTATTCCTGTAGTATTAATACTTTGCATAGGACTATCACACAATACATTAAAACCTATATGTCTTACTTCTAAACCAGATGGAACGTGTGCGTCATTTGAAACAATAGGTCCACCACTAGTGTATTCACTAAACCCACTATAACTAAACGCAGCAGCAAGACTACTATCATTAGTGATAACGTCATTTCTATCAAATGTTACTAAACCTTTATTATTGCTTGTAAAATGTATTTTATCATAAAATTCTACAGTTTCTATATTCATTAGGTTTCTATCCCAATTAAAAGTTACTGGAAGTTGAGCAACACAGTCAACTATTGTAATTGTTTCTGTGTCAGTTATAACACCATCAACTTCTTCTAATTCAGGCAAACCAACATCATAGTAAAATGCGTGAGATGATGAAGGACCTCCCTCATCAACAAAATCTGCTGTTATAATCAATAATTTAAAATGGTTATTTTGAAACCCATATAATTCTTGATATTTTCTATATGCGTTTTCTCCACTAAAACCTGCTAATGCTCTAAAGCAACCATTATCATTTTGCAAAAGTTTTGCATAAACTATATTGTTATTTTCTGTTTCTGGAGAAGGAGTTAAATCTGTTCTATTGTACACTCTAGGTAAGCGATTAATTGATATTTTGTCAAATATTTGAGATAATGCGTTGATTTCTCCAAACCCACCTCTTTTGTTTAGTGTTCCTAATTTATCCATTTCAAAATTAATAATGCTATCAAAATCAACATCATTACTATTATCATCACTAAACTCCGTATTAATTCCTCCTAAAAAGTTTTCTAATAAGAAAAACAATTTAGTCTCTGGGTTTCCTCTATATTTTTGATATACACCCATTTATCTCACCTCCTTACCAGTTGCCACCGTTACCGTTATTTCCAAAGAAACCAATGTTAATAGCATTAGAAGTGTCTATTTCGTAAACGCCACCTAAACCTATTTCGGCTACCATATCGCCAGCAATTCCACTTTCAGGGTCTCCTTCTACATAACTATCAAGTAAACTTCCTAAGTTGTCTTTGAAGTTATTTAAGGCTCTATAAAACTCCTCTAAATATCTGTCTGCTTCTGATAAAGAACTATCATTCATCTTTATTGCATAAGAAATATAAGGACTAAGTAGAGTGAAAAGCCAGTTTTTAGGCATATATGTATATAAGTCATTCAGATTTTCCATAAATGGAAATAGAGTTTTGCACTCTGTATTTATAATTGACAAGGCTTTATTTGCCACACTTACTGAATTTATCTGAGCAACAGTCTCATCAGTAAAAAATTGGCTATTTGTCACTATATCTGATAATGTCATATCATCACCTTCCTCTACCTTGATTATAACATCTAAAAACCAAAAAGAAAAGACACTAATAAGTGCCTTGGTCTAATCTTTCGTCAATAACTTCTTTATAAGTGTTACTTTCTGAAATTTTTGCTAGTTTACTATCAATTTTCTTAGCAATAAATTCTGGGTATTCGTGTGGTTTTCCATCACAATAAACAGTAACTGGAATACCATTATAAGCAAAAGTATAAACAGTACCAATTATTGGTGCATATAATTTAGAGATAGTTCTTGTAACTTTCTTATCATTTTTACATCTTTCTAGCATATGTCTTTGTTTTTCAATAAAATATGCTTTTTCGCTTTCTCTAATTGCAACTTCATTATTAGTCTCAATAACAGCCTTCAAAGCAGCAGTTGCAGCAGCCTCTGCAGATTTTTCCTCAAAAGTTGTCTTTTTCTTTGTAGTTGTCTTCTTAACTGGTTTTGTTTCTTCTTTTACTGTTTCCCCACCGATAGCGTTTTCAATTTCTTCTAAATTGATTTCTTCTTTTTTATTTTCAGTCATATTTCTATAACCACCTTTCTTAATCTATTATATCAACTAATGGTCCAGTTGTAAAGGAATTAGGGTTTCTGTACTCTATCATATATTCTGCGTCTTCTTGAGAGCACTCCCATTTCTCCTTATATTTTCTCCATTGTCCTGTTTGTGGGTCTCTAAACCCTTCCATCCTTATACATTGAACAGTAACTTTTTCATCTACTGGTAGTTTTTTAAGTGCAGGACCTAATAAATCTTTCCATTCTTTTTCTGATGTTTTTAATTTGTGTTCAAATTTAGGAATATGATTATAAATTTTATCAACATCTACATTATCCATTTCCATATTAAAGATATACCCATTCTTTCCATTTTCAAGCCCCATTTCTCTAGCAGCAGCAAAATTTGTTGCCAAAACAGAGGTCCCAAGAGCCAAACTCTCAACCACACTATATGCAAACGCTTCTGTTTTTGAGAGTTGAACGAGGTAATCGGCTTCTGCAATATAGTCTGTAATGCTAAGTTCACTAGGCATAAAAACAATTCCTCTTAATTCACAAGGTTGTGGGTTATTTGTAAACACCAACCAAATAAATGGTATGTTAGCCTCATTTAATTTTTTAGCAAGTATTCTCATTTTTCCCCATATAGAACCTTTATCCCTTGCTATTCTAGTAGCACTTATGAGTTTAAGAACTCTTCTTGGTTTTTCTAAATAAATTGGGTTGTACATAACTTCTGGCATACTTTTTGTAAGATTATAAAAATCATCTGCAGCAGTTTGGCTTACAGCAATATATCTGTCTATTAAAGGGTTCTTTTTAAATTCTTTAATATTATAAGCAGCAGAATAACAAGCGTGAATAAATTGTACCTTTTCTTTACTAGCATCAAAACATAAAATTTCACTATCTGGAACAACAGCACAAAAAATAGCAACATCACATTTTATTTTCTGAAAATAAAACTTATGTACTTTGATAACTTTTGACAAACGTTCTATTTGTTTCTCATCACCTGTGCTATAGTATACTGTAATATTTCTATTATCACCATATAGTTTTCCTATATAGTATATCCAACTTTCAATACCTCCAATATTATTAAAATGTGGAATATAAAATGCTATTTTCATTGATTTCACCAACTTCCATTAAAACTGTGATATGTATACCCCTCATCTTTAGTGAAAAAGTAACTTCTAGGGTATACAGCAAAGTGTTTTATATGTTGAATTTCATCTTTATCTCTGTCTATTCCAAGCAAACCAAGTAAATTACTCATAATACAAGTATTAGTTTCTTGGTATTTGACATAGTCTTGCCAGTCTTCATATAGTTTAAAATCAATACAGTCATAATAATCTAACATTAATTTTATAACAGGGTTACCTTTTTCTGCACCCATTGTGGCTGTTACAGGGTAATGTGGTTGCTCGAAACCTGTAAAGGCTTCTTCATTTAAGAAATCATCTAGTGATTTATATACCTCAACATCTGTATCCATATATATACCACCTTCATTATATAGTACCCATAGTCTAGCAACATCACTCACATAAGCCCATTTCTTATTTTCATAAGCCTTTCTAGTGAAATTATTGTAATTTATATCAAAATTATCCTCGTTCCATTCAATTATTTCATAATCAGGTAAGTACTTTTTCCAACTTTCCATACAAGCCTTAATTCTGTCGTTCTTTTCACCTTTTCCAAACCAAATATAGTGTATTTTCTTTGGTATTCCCATCATAACCACCTCTTAATATAATTATAAAATAAAAACTACTCTAAGTAAATAGAGTAGTTATTTATATTAATAGCAGTAAACTATTGACCACTTACGTCAGTTTGGTCAGCAGCAGCACCCCAAACATCAGTCTTAGTTTCACCACCACTTGGATAAGTTCCACCATATAGAGCAATATCATAAGCACTTGCACTATAAACAGCAGTAATTGCCATTGGGTCTATAACTTTAGCACCAGTCCATAATTTATAACCAAATGTAGCCTTTTGTCCTAGTGGGTCTGATTTATCAGCAGTAAAGCCAGTATCATAGAATTTAACATTCTTTCCACCTAGTCCTAAAACCATATAAGGTTGATTTCCTAATACATAAGAAGTATATACATTAACACTTGAAGAGTTTGCTTCAACTGGACAAACTAATGTATCAGTAAAGTACATTCCGTAAGCCATATATTTTGCTAATGTTCCTTGTTTGATAGGTCCATTTTCATTTCCTGGAACTAATAATTTATTAACTAATACTGGGTCATCTAATAAGTCGTTCATTACGTTTGGATGCATAACACCAACGAATTTTCCACCATATCTTGGATGACCTTTTCTATTTGCATTACTCATAGTTAATGCAACAACTCTAAAGTCTTTGAAAGTTATTGTATCTGTAGCAGCGATATCATTAACATCATCATTACCAGTTCCTACAAAGTATTCACTAGCATCTGTGAATGAAGCGATAACGTTTCTTTCAATAACTTCTGCAGCGTGTCTTGCTAATTCTGGTTGATAAATTTGTTTAATGTTATCAAAGTGAATGTCAGCAGCAACGTCTGTTTCTTCCATAAGAGCACCATATTGGTTTACAACACCACTTACTTTGTGTCCTTCTGGTCTTAATGCAGTTGGTGGAACTCCTTCTGTTAATAGATGGTTACCAACTGGTAAATGATTATATCTACGAACTGTGAATGTTTTAGTTCCTTCATTTTTAGGAAGGTTCATATCAACACCTAAGTTAGTAAATACAAAATTTGATTTTTCTAATTTAATCATTTCTAAAAGTCTTTTAGAAAAGTATTCATTAACTGATAAGCCATTTCTTTGTAAAATAGCCAATGTAGTATTTGCAGGCATAATTTTCACCTAACCTTTCTCACTCAAAATAATTTAGTTTTTTGTATGCAGCAAGGTCGTCTTTTAATAGACTTTCAATAGTAACTTGTGGAATAGTTCCACTTTGTTCATTATCTCCTTCTGCTAGAGTTTTAAGATTTTGAAGGTCCTTTATTTGGGCTTGTTTTGCACTATCCTTGATTTTATCCTTTAAAATACCATCTAATAAAAGTTTTGGGTTACTAAGATTTAGTATCTCATCAGGTCCAATTCCTTCATTTTCTAGCCTTTCAAAGATTTCTTGTTCAGAAACATTATAAGAACTGACAGCAGCATCTATTGCATTTTTAAATCTGTCAAGTTTTCTATTTTGAATTTCTTCATCTCTTTCTTTCTCAATTTGTGCTAGACGTTGCTCTTGTTCCATATACTTTCTATAAAGTTCAATATCATACCCTTTATCTTGGGCTTCTTTTTGATACTTTGCTTCTCTAATAGCATCTTGGAATTTAGCAACATCAGTATACCCATAACTAGCAGCAAGTTCCTTTAAATAGTCACTATCTGCTTTATAACTATCTCTTTCTTTCTTAAGATTTCCATTTTCTACTCTTAAATTAGCGAAAGCATAGTCTTTTTTGTCTTCTTTAGGCTCTTCTTTCTCTTGAGGTTGCTCTTCCTCTTCTTGTTTAGGTTCTTCCTCAACTACCTCATTTTCTTGTACAGGTTCTTCTACCTCAGTATTTTCTTCTACAGGTGCCTCATCAGACACTTCTTGTTCTGGTTCGTTTGCAACCTCACCAAACTCTTTGTCTAGTGCTGCATCAATAGCATCAATACTGTCAAAAACATTTCCATCCATAAAATAACACCCTTTCACACTAAATTATTTCTAGTCGCTTAGGTACGACCTGTTATTTCTTCAAGTTCATTATAACAAAAGAAAAAAGGTTTGTAAAGCACCAACCTACATAATTGGTGCTTCTCCACCTCCTAATATTTGTTCAGCCTGTGCAACAGCCATTGGGTCTAGTCCTGCAGTTGGGTCTGTCATAGCCTCTGCGTCATTTTGTGAAATAGCCCCCATATCTGCTTGTTGTTGTGCTGCTTGTAATTCTTGTTGGAAACCTTGTTCAATTAATTGCATTAATTGGTCAGTTGCTGGATGTTCTTTAACACCTGAGATTATCTCAGATATTGCTTGAACAACAAGTCCATCATCAATTCCCATTGTTGAAGCAGTTTGTACAAGTTTATCTATTGTTTCAGCCTTAGTTTGTGCATCTTGTGAGTTTAATTCATTGTATCTATCAATAATTTCGTCTTTATTAACCAAATCTGAATTTTTAATAATATCTGACACAGTAATTGTTTTAACAGGTGCGTCATATTGTCTTTCAAATTGGAATAAGTCCATAAGTTGTTGTTTTTGTTTATCTTGACTATATTGAGTTTTCTTATCTAACTCTACGTGGAAACGATATTCTAAGTCTTTCATATCTTTCTTAGATGGCATTTTTATTACATCAAATTGGTAAGTTCCAGAACCATCTTTACCTGTAGCATAAGTTAATTCAGCGTCTGGGTACATTTTAATTATGAACTCAACCATAATGTTAACAACATCTTCTACAAAATCTTCTATATTGTTAATTATATTAGTTTCTATAATTTTTGCTCTTTCTACAGCAACCTCAGCACCACCAACTGTATTAGCAGCAGTACCAATGTTACCCATAAATTGATTTGAGTTTCCTGAGATTTCTCTTATTTTCATCTCATAATCTTGTTTAATTGACAAAATTTCATCTTGAATTTTAGGTGGTACGACTGGTTTCATAGCATTATCTAAATTACCGTTAACGGCATAAACTACACCTGGTGCCCCATTTGATTTAGCAACTATCTTAGGGTCTACACCACTACCTTTTGCAACCATCATACTAGGTGCAGCATAGGCAATAGCAGTATTAGTAATAGCACTTTCTATAGAACTAATTGCCTTTTGAAGTGAAAGTAATTGGTCCATAAGTGAAATTCCATAACAACTATCTGCTGCAGCCTTCCATCTTATTTGTGCAATAGGTATTCTCTTAATAGGAAGAGGTTTCTCATCAACTATAATATTGTTAATTAATTTAACTTTCTTAACCTCATCTTTTTCTTTTATATAGAAATTCCATACAGTCAATATGTCTTCTTGAGAAGTAGTGTAGTCATTATCATAATAAACTTCTCCTCTTTGTTGAGGTGTGTAATCTGTATCTCCATAATTTAATGCTTTTAATTTTGGATATTTTTCGTATGCTTCTTCTTTAGATATTCTACCTAAAACTATACAATACTTAGCCTTACCTAAACACCTAGCATCTGGGTCAATAAGTACTCTTGCAGGTTCTATAATTTCAGCCTTCATAGCACCAATTCTTTTATTCTTTCTTCCACCGTAAATCTTCTTATCATCAACTAGAATGTGGCAATATGCTTCACGCACAACAGCACAAGTTTCAACACACTTTCTAATGTGTCTATCCATATCCATTCTTTCCCATTCTCTTTTGTAAACTCTATCAATAGGTTCAATAATATCTATATCTTCTGGAGATAAAGGAAGCATATCACCAATATAATCATTTACAAATAGAGAAGCAATTCTATTTTCTATTGCTACAGTTGCATATGGGGTATTCATATTAACTACCCAAGGTCTCTCAGTTTTATATTTTTTAAGTAAGTGTTGGTTTCCTTGGTAGAACGCCATTAGTTCGCCATAACTATCAAATCTTTCTCTATTAAAATTGTATGCTTTCTCATACATCTTTACGTATTCTTTTGACTTATCTAGTTCTTCTGCAACAGACATAAGTCCTGTCTTTTCTTCGTCTTTCATTATTCACCTGCTTTCTTTTCGTTCTTTCCTGTTATATATTCAACATCTGCTTCTGAGCAACCATCTAAATATATACCAGTTCCAAACTCACCATTTTCTAACTTCTCAACTCTTTGTTCTAGTTCTTGAATTTTTAAAGTAAGTTCCATTATTTTTTGTTCCATAATATCACCTCCTAATTCATATCATAATAACCTAGACCATAAACGCCACCTTCACCATCATTTGGAAAATCGTCTGCGTCTATTCTCTTTAGTCTATCTAATATGCTCTGCTTAGTATTTTCCTTAGCAGAAACATTTGTGACTTCTCTTAAATCATAAGGTAGTGCCATAACCATATATCTCATAGCGTCCATTAAATGGTTGTCTTTTTCAGTTGGTTCATCTTTGCTTATACCATCTTTAGTTTTCTTCCATTGATATTTTTGGGCTTCTTGGTTCATATTCACACAACTTGTAAATATTTTTAATTTACCTTGGTACATAAAGTCCCTAACTCTTTCTATACCATCAAAAATAGCATTATTACCTTCTTCCAACCATAAACCTGAGACATTATAGAAATAATCTCTATAAGATACACCATCTCTATCATTTCTATTTCTTACTGATGGGTCTGCAATTATATTCTTATATAAAGGTACCCCCATAACTTTTTCTCTTATACGTCTTGCGTGGTATGTTATTGGTTTTTCTGCAACATAATACTCGTCATATATGTAACATATACCTTTTACAGCGTCTATTGCACCACAACATAAACAAGTCTCATCTGTCCAACCTTTATCAAACCCAAATATTCTAAGCCAGTTATCTGGAATTGGAAATGGGTCTACAAGACAGTCTTTCCAGTCTGGATAAACAGCACCTTCCTTAACTTCTAGGTAGCAATAGATATATTTTCTTATCCATTTAGGGTCTTTTCCTACACACAAATCTTGTATGAAAGTATCGTGTAAGTATTTGTTGTCTTTAGTTGAACTAAGAAATGCGTGATATGATTTCTCTGGATGTTGTACTTTTAGTTTATCGTAAGATGATGTATCAACGTGTTTACTAGCAAAAATCTTGTCTGAACGAAGCAAAAATTCGTCTCTTATCCACCCATCTTCTGGGTTGCTTTCTACAATTCCAATAAAATTGTGTTCTATCTCTTTGCCTTCTCTATCTTTGACAATAGCAGCAGCGTTTCTTAAACGAGCAGTAAGTTGTACAAAGATATCATAAGACACACCACTTGCCTCAACTATCCAGAAAGCAGTAAGGTTTAAAGACCTTAACTTTTCCTCATCATTACTGGCATAGACTATAATTTCGTGACCATTTATCAAAGAATATTTTGGTAAAGGTGTCTTTGTTTGTCTAATAATAAACCAAGGTGGTATAAATTTCTCAAGTTCTGGCAATACAGCCTCTTTAACTTGTTGTAAAGACTGAGCAGTTATAAGTGTTCTACCGTTTGCAATAGATAAAGCGTGAGTAGAAATCTCTGCAGCGTCCATTGTTGTCTTTCCTGAACCAAAACCACCTATGTTTAACCTAAATTTTGCCTTACTTTCGTGGAATTTTACTTGATGTGGTGCAGGTTTATAGTCAATTAGCGTTGCAAGGCACGTATCACAACGCCCATAGAACACGCTATCGTGAACTTTTATCTTTCCACCACATAGTGGACAGGCATAAACCCTATATCCATCCTGAGAATACTCAATAAATTTTAGTTCATCTAATTTCATTATTCCTCCCAGTCACGTTTTTCAGGTAGTCTTATCAATATTAGGTTAGAATTGTTAATTTGAGGTCCACCTTCTTGCATAGCCTTCTTAATACTGACGGCACCCTTGTCTCCACCTGCAAGTCCTTGGTCTGCTGCCATATTTATTTGTTCATCTTTGAAAGATTTAACATATTTTCTGACTATTGGGTAGTTTAAGAACTCCCTCCAAGCATCTATACTGTAATATGGTATCTTTTCGTTCATCTCTATAGAGGTTCTATAGATGTTATTAGCAAAATCATCCAAAAACATACTAGCCATTGACACAATTTGCATACGAAAATCAGGGTTTTCTCTCAATTTTTCATCATTTTTAAGATTTTTTAACAATTCGCTCTCATTTTCTTCAACTTTTTTACTATTTTTTGCCATTTTTCACCACCTTACGACTAAATTTTAACATAAAACAACAAAAAATGGAATAGTACTAGACTATTCCAAAATGTTTTTGGTGGTTCGTTGAGAAACCAGACAAACGGTATTGGGGTTTACCCATTTAATTATATAATAAATAAATACGAATGTAAAGTGAAAAAGACGTAGCCACTCGTCTTTTTCAAAATAGAATATAGAAAGGAGTTTTGGGTGCCATAAATAAGTAAAGTAAAGGAGGACTTTACAATGAATTATGTTTTGATATTTCACACCCAATTATAATATAGCATAAAAAAGGTCTAAATACTAGACCTTCTATTAACTTTCCACGCAGACCACATAGTTCGGTTTCTGCAGTCAAATATGTCATACAAAACCCCATCTACGATTACTGTTATATGGTTTGGCATACTCACTAAATATGTGCCTACAGGAAATTCTTCTGCAAACTCACCAACTGTTCTAGCGTAGTGAGGTACTCTTCTATATCTATTATCAAGATAATGTTCAACAAAATCTACGTCGTCTAAAAGAGTTCCCCAGTCTTGTGCTATATCACTAAGTTCATCATAACTTTCATCCCAAGTTTTGCCTTCGGCTACAGAAATGGCTCTCAGAACACAGTCGTTGACGTACTTACCTCTAGCATTTGCATTATGAAACTTATACATTACATATCACTTAATTTATGTACATATTTTCTGATAAGTTCCATCTCTTCTTGTGAATTTGCTTCTTCTTTTAACATTTTTACAAAATCTACCATACTCTCAAGCATATGTTCTAAACACATCATACTATCTTCTTTAGCAGAGTAATTTCCACTTCTTCCATAAGCATCTTTGCCTTCTGAGTATGCTTGATAGTTCATATACATTTCATCAATTCTATCTTCTGGGTAGTTTCCAGTATATCTTCCTCTACTGTCTCTTCCCCTTCTTCCATAAGAACCATCACTATATCTTCCATATTCTCTATATCTCATAACATCCTCCTTTACTTTCCAGTATTCTTCGTTTTCTATATCCTTATGTATATCCACAAGTTTATAAGCATAATCAAGGTTGCTTGTATTAATTCCACTTTGTTTTAAAACATTTAATTGTTGCTCTACAACTTCCTTAATACCATTCATTAACTCTTTGCTATTCATTTTTGTCTCCTTTCAATAGTTTTATAATTTCATCATTTTGTGTAATTATCTTTTCAAGATAATCTGTGTCTTGTTTTCTTAATTCCTGCATTAAATCTATATTGTTATAATCTTGGAACAATATTGCCAGACTTAATGTCTGGAATATTAATGACAAATTATCTACACTATTTCTCATTAAGCAAGTCTTTCTAAACTTATTTGAGCGTTCTTAATGGTTGGTATTTGAGTTTCTGTTGCTGTGCCATCATAAGTTATTGTAGGTACACTTGCTACTGTTATAGTTACATTACCTCTTCCACAAACTCTTATCTTTTTACTTGTACCTACATTTGTGTAGACACCAACAGTTACAGGTGTGTCCATCTCAGTTCCTGCAAGTTGTACTCCGTCAGCAAAAATTGCTAAAGCCACATTTCCAGCAACAGCCGAAGTGACATTACTGTCAAAGTCTATTTGATAAATACCTCCACCTAATATATTAAATGTAGCAGCACCTTCGTTATGGTTTAACCATCCGTTAAAACAGTTAGCACTTGCTGTTCTTAGGTCTGTGTCTGAAAATGGAATTGCACTTGTGTTTGATGTTAAAACTAATTCTTGTTCTTGTGTACTTTGTATCATATTGTCTCCTTTCTACTAAAAATAGAGATAGAACTTGTCTATCTCTTAATTAGCAAGTTCTCTTTTGAGTTAGTCTATTGACCTCTTACTATATAATTGTGTTTCCATACCAATTAGACCCATAGAAGCCATTATATAATGACTGATATGGTGAACTAACTAGATAACTTGGTACTGGATATGGTCTAACTTGATTTACAATACTTGTTCCAATTCCATTTGCTGTGATAGTGTTCTTTAAGTCATTAACTTGTGAACGTAAATCATCAATAGTGTTTTGGTTAAGAGCATCTAAGATTTTTTGAGTATTCTCTATACCTTGTGCTCTTAGAGTGCAGCAGCACTCATCCATTTTTGCTTGGCTTTGTAACGCTGTTGTAAGTAAGTTAGTATTAAGTTCATTAGTTTGACTTAAAATATCTCTTTGTGTGTTATTTGATGAACTTAATATAGAATTTTGAATACCCATATTTCCTGTTAAAATGTCACTTCTAACGTTACACAAATTTGTACTTAAATCTGCAAAACCATTTGAGATTAAGTTATTTGTATTTTGGAAACCATTATTTACATCTCTTTGAGTGAACTCACTTGAGATATAATCAGTTGTGGCTAAGTTATTGATACCATTACCACCGAAGCCACCCCATCCATTGTTTCCACCGAATAAAAGTGCCAACAGTACAAGTGCCCAAATTCCTTCGCTTCCGAAGAACCCATTTCCACCAAAGCCTCCACCCATATATGGGTATGAGTTAGTTGCTAGGTCTACAGTTGGAACTATACCATTACTTCCGTTCATATTCTTTTCTCCTTTCCTAATTTATATCAGCCTAAGGCTTGATACCATTCTGTACCTGAGAAAGTACATCATCAGGAACACCAAAATTCTTAGCAAAAGACATAAACTTTTGCATTTGTTCTGGTGTATAGTTACTAATCATTTGATTAAATATGGCTGTTGGGTTGCCATTATTCTTTCTAAGCATTTCATACTTCTCAAACATTTGAGGGTTATTGTTCTTTAACTGGTTCATTAGTATCTGAATTACTTGGTTCATCTTTACCCTCCTTTAATTCTTTAAGTTGTTTCTGTAAATCTTTAATAATTAAATCTCTTTCATCCTCTTTTTTAACTTCTTCTAATCTGTATTCCTTAATTTCCCCTTTAACATTCTTGTACCACATAGTTGTATATCCTTTATCCACGAATAAGGTGTCTACAAAAACTAATTCTTTACTCACATCACTCTCGCTATCCACATACTTAATACCACTTTGGTTAGTAGGTGCTAGTTGGAAAGTTTGGTTGATGCTAGGTTGTGGTTTTTGTAAATGACTACGTAGTGTCTCTAACTCCCTAATTTGATTATCTATCTTATCTATATTTGCTTGAGTATTGTTACCGTAGTAATAGGGTACGTTATACATAACAACCTCTCCTCTCTTAATCTCATTGTAAAAGAAAAAAGATGACCAAAATTGTCATCTTTTTATCACTATTTTATCAACTTGATAATTTTTAATCTTATAATTTTTATCTCTCTTGAGACAGTTGCTGTGCTCGCAGGCAACTCGTTGGCTATTTTAACTATGCTCTGTCTTTCATAAGGATAGTCGTCCCTAAGTCTTAAATAAATCTCCCTCTGTCTTTTAGTAAACCCAGCATTTGCTAGGATATATTCGTGCTCTTTAGGCGTGAAATCTAACCGAAGCACTATAAGCCCTTATCTGATTATTTAAGAACTTTCCTTTTTGTGAACCCAAAGCCATAACATTATATTTACCACTTTTCTTACTAGTGTACTTATCAAAATTATTTGAATGTAAGTACACCACCTTAGGTTTGTTGCCTTTACGACCTTTAACTTTTAATACTCTAATTCTCGCTGTCATTTAATATCTCCATTAGTTTAGTAATATCCTCAGGCGTTAAATCTGTAGCAATAACCTCACCGTTCTCGCTATTGACTAGATTATACACTCCAGTTGTGTCAATAGTAGTTATGCAGTCGCTACATAATATTAAATATGTAACGAAGGCACCAACTATTAGCACAATAGTTATGAATGACCCTAATATTACTCTTTTAAGTAATGTGATAATACCCCATAAGTCACTTTTCTCCACGATAACCCCTCCTTTTTAAGTGCCTATATTATACCACACGTTTTGCTATTTGTGCACTCTTGGATGAAAAAAGTTGTCCAAAACGTCACAAATCGTACAAATCAACGCTAATATTTTGTTTATCATTTGTACCCCACAACTTTAGTTATATAAATATTGTTTGCTGTTGACATAGTAACACTATTTGTTCCTGTTGACCAATTATATTCAAAGCCAGTATCTAAAGTAATTTGAGTGCCTGATATACCTATTTTATTGAATTTAGTATATAGTACAGACCCTAAATTATATTTGTACTCTAAATCAACATACTTATTATTAGGGTCATATACTCTTTTTGTACTTGTATAACTAGCACCATCATTACTTCTATACACAATATCTATATGGTCATAATTAGCAGCACTATCACTTAATGTTATTGGTCCAGTATTGTCATCACCTGTATATAATACGAACGCACCATATACTTTTCCATTATTTAACTTTAATTCACCTGTTTCCCATATAAATCTTAATCTTATATTACCACTATAATCATATAACTCCCACTCATCACTTGAAGTTGCTTGTTGATGATGAAAGTTGCCATATTGGTCTGTTGTATAGCCTGCAGCACTAGATGTTTTGGTACTTGAAAAGGTTTGCTGTGCACTAAAGGTATTGGCTGCAGTTGTACTAGCATACCCTGTGTCGTTAGATAGGTCGCTTGTTTTGGTAGGCACGTTGCTCATTAAGGCAAGTTGTGATGAGACAAGTTGGTTGCCGTTGTTGTCATACGCCACATAATATGGGTTGCAATTAGTTAGGTCTAACACGTTAGCCACACTTATTTTCGCTTTAGTTAACTCTGTATAGACGTCAGGCTCTTCCTCCACCCATTGATAGAATGTGATGGCACCATTCTCGTTAGTGACTGGACCTGGTACTGGACCAGTTGCACGCAAGCCCAGTCCTCCACCCTTCTCTATATAAGAAGCCTCTGAGTAGACAGTACCGTTTATCCTCTGTGTAGTACTAAAGTTATTGTTAGCGTCAGTAACAGCATTGTTAGATGCTGTAGAGAGTGTTAGCGTGCCACCACTATATGTGCTTGACAAGCCTGTCCCTGCAACCACCTTTGACGAAGCCTCTCTTGTTGTAACTGACCAAGTCCCACTACTATTTAATTTGTAGACATACACTTGGTCCCCTTGTTGTGTTGCACTATGGCTTGACACGCTTCTATAATACTGGAACTCCACCTCAGTAGGGTTTGTCTCATTATTGACATATGCTAGGAATGCACGTCTTGTCTTGCTACCACTCCCTGGGTTAGACCCACTACTAGCCTTGCAATAGACCACCTTATTAGCATTATATGCGTCAAGAAAGTCCTGCCAAGTTGATGAGCCATATGTTAGGACTGTCATACCTGTTATGTACCCTGTGTCGTTTTGTAGGTCACTCGTCTTAGTAGGTATGTCTGATGAAGACGCTAAACCTAGTTGTGCCCCAGTTTTATTACCATCTAGAGTAATACTATTGATTTGTGGTTTGTTTGTTAAGGAAGAGTAGTCACTTGTGCC